ACTGAGTTATCTCCCTCTTCAGCGTCTCCAGCTCCTTCTCTAAATATTCGGGTGTACTGCTCACTAAATCGTTTCTGAGTGTCGAAAAAAAAAGCAGCGCAGCATTTACATTGGCTAAGTTTAGCTTACGCATCTGAGGTACATACTTAAGATGCACATCACTATCATAAGGCTCTATCTTGTACTGCAAATTTATCTCAGCTGTAACAGGCCTGTAAAGAATGCACATGAGCTCAGGTAGCTGATGGGGGAAGTTCTTACTAAACTCAGATAAATCTAACCACTCTCCAAAGGTCATAGATTTAAGGTTAGGATGAAAGCCAAACTTAACCCCATCAATATCTATGAACTGCTTAAATACCTTCTCATCTTGGCGCAGGCCATTAGAGTAAGATGCCACTATCTTTTCCACAGTAGCCATGTCTATCTTCCTGATGTCATCTCTCTTTAATCCTGTTATTGCCTGAATCTGAGAAACGCTATCAGTTCCGGCATTAAGGAAATCTACATAGGTGCCTAATGTCTGATTACTGTACTTAGTGCTTATTATCTTCTCGCTCATAGCTTTTCTATTTCTTGTTTTACTTCGTTCCAATATTTAACACCTACTTTATTACCACCCCAACAAAGATTTAATAAGAGATCTACTGCAATTAAAGCGCAGTGCTTGGCATCCTCTTTAACTTCATCATCATAAAGTAGATTAGCTCTTAAGTATATCCAATACTTATCTACTAATTCTTTTGCCTTTTCTGCTGGTGTCATATGTTTGTGCCGTCTATGGTTATGTTAATGCTCTTTATCTCAGTGCTCAGCTCTTGCCTCTCTATGTACCCTCTTTGCTTACCTTGAGTCTTAAGATAAAATATTATAGCTGATGTGTTAGGTGCATCTTTAATAGTTACTATTTCACCATCGTGAGTTAATGCCTGGCGCTCTGCTCCTTCCATGAGCTTCTTAAGCTGCGACTCTGCGAAGTCTAAAGCTACATTCTTAAGCGAAGCTACAGCTGCACTATACTCAGCATCATCTTTGAGCCAAGCGTAATGCGTCTCTCTTCGGATACCTATCTTCTCAGCTGCCTCAGTTACATTGCCTAAGCTGGTAGTGAGCGCCTGAATCATAGCATCTTTTTTAATCGTTAGATTTTGTGTAGGCTCCTCCATTACGCTAACTTGTTCTTAAAGTGTGTTATTAACTGCTCCATCTTAGAGTCATAGTATTTAGCAAAGGTAGTAAATCCCTCACTATCAGCTTCATAAACTCTAAACATTATACCTCTTAATCTTTGTGATGGTTTCTTAAGTGTATCTTCTAACTCTGATTTAAGCGACTCCACAGCATCTAACTCCTCACGTCTAAAGCTCTCATCTTTAAATGCAAGATAACCGAACTGATTGGCTGTACCGAACAGTTCAGCAGCCTGAGAAGGTGTAAGCTCGTTAGTGCCAAAGGTAAGTTTAAGAGTCTTATCTTTACGGGTACCTACTGCTTCAAGCTGTGCTGGTATTAATATCATTCTTCTTCAGGTATTGTTAAGACTATTCCGTATTCTGCAACAGCTAATTTAATTCCTTCACAAGCCTCAAAATCTTCTTCTCTAATTAAACCTGCAATAATTGGAGCATAATCTTCAATATCACAAATTCCATTTAACAATTCTTGCTTAGTCAGCATGTAAATTTCTTTAGTTCTTGGTTTATACATATCAATAATTTTGGATTACAATCGAAAAAAACTATAATAATTTTGGATTACGATCCACAATAAAGGCAGTCAGGATCTTCAGCTCCCTCTCCAGCATTTAGAATTTTCTCGCACTCCTTATCAATTTCTTTATCAGTAAATGTAGGATTAAACATTTTCACTTGAGCCCTCAAAAAGTTATACTTATTATCATTCATAAGTTAGTTAGTTTAGATTATTAGTAACTTTAATACTATAGTTAGTGTAATAAGCTTGAGCTATTAGCTTAAAGCTTATGCTTATTAGCTATAGCTATTAGCTAAGTTAATTAACATCAACAAAAGAAAAGAAAGAAAAAGAAAAAAGGTAAAAAGAAAAAGAAAGAAAAGAAAAAGCTCCCCCAAGAAAAACAAACTGCCTTACTCTTAAAAGAGTATTTGAGCGTTCCAAGCATTGGTATTTTGCAAGTGTAGTCATTGGTTACTGAGCTTTGACTTACTCAGGTAATTGATGTTACCCATCTCTATAAATAACAAAACCCCAAAGAACGTATGCGCCCGTTCAAAGGGGAATTATTAAACCTTAAATCAATAATATGTCTAACAGTAATGATGCGCATGAGACAAATATATTTAAGATGTGTTACAAATTCTACCAATGTTAAAAACTATTTTGGCTGTTGAAAACGTAGCACTGTAATGTATACCCAAAAAGGTAGCCATACAAACCCTGTAAAGATAACACCCATGTATGCATACCAATGGAAAGAAGATAAGTGCCTCTGATGTCTGTAAATGTTTAGGCAGAGTATGCCAGTGTGCAGTAGGAAGCCTACTAAGTAGATAATTAATAGTGTCATAGTTTTTTTCTTTTAGCTCTTCGTTTCTTTTGTATTGGCTCAGGTGTGAGCTCTAAGTTAGTTAATTCTATCAGTGCTTGAGCTGATTCTAATTTAGTTAGCTCAGAGATTAGCTGCTGCTCTACATCGTCTACATATTTTTTAGCACATGGACCACATGATGTACCAGGGTAATCTAACTTAGTGTACTTCTTTCTAAGCTCACCTACCACTTTCATATCTTGGCTTGTTACGCTGTTCTTTCTTTTTAAAGATTCAATAAAGGCCAGCATGTTCTCAATTATTAATCTATCATTTAAGATAGGCCATTTCTTAGCTGGGCAATCTTTAACAGCATACATTGCTAAGTGATCTATAGGGCAGCCACATGGCTTGAATAGATGCCCATTAAGCTGAGTTGGTTTAGCGAATGGATTAATGGCATTGGTAGGAGGTCCGCACGTCTTATAGCGAGTGTTAAATACTTCGCACTTATTGCAGATGTCAATCCTAGCAGCGTAGTTTTCTTTAGTCATATCTGTAGTGAATTTCTTAGTGTTACTTTAGCTTTCTTAATTGTCCGGTAAAGATAGTTCAAAGGTATGCCTGTTTCTTTAGCTAATTCTTGGTAGCTGAAATCATCTAAGGCATAGAGAAAGAATAGCTCTCTCTCAAAGTATGGCAGCCTGCTGATAAAGATATCTAACTGCTCATTCTCAAGTCTCATTCCTACACTTTTGTTTACATCATCTATGATATCATCTTTCAAATCGTTGCGTATTTTTTCGAATCTTAAACGAGTGTAGTTAAATGAGCTGTTACTGCACCTTGCAGATAGTCTAATAGCGTTGCTAACGTAATTGTTTAGCTTACCTCGGTTATGAATATCCTGCAATTTATCTTTATCACTTTCTAATATCTTGAGCAGCGTGTCATGTAAAAGCTCATCAGCTAAATCTAACCGGGTAACAGTTGCTGCTACTCTGCGCCATTCGGCATAGCATCTATTTATTTCAGAGGTGTAGGTACTCATCAATAATTACTTTAGCCTCATCAAAGCCTTTACAAATAGCGCAGAAATATCCCCTCTCAGTTAGCTTCTTATGCCATTCTTTTTGGTGCAAGCTTACTACTCCTCCCTTTTCTCGTTTCATTTCAATAGCTAAACCATGGAAGGCATCACGAGGCTCATAGATGAATACATCAGGAAATCCCTTAACGTAGCCAGTGCGCTTCATCTTAACCGCCTGCTTCATAGAAGTTCTTACCCCTCCTGCAGATGCACAGTAAAGCGTGCCAGGGTACTGAGCATTAACATAGTTAATAACAGCCTCTTGAATTAGCGCCTCTTCGTTCTTCATGTGCTCAAAATTAGACTATTAACTTATCTCATTTTAACATCTTATTCACATACTTATTCACATAGTATTAAGTGTGATATATTTGGCTATTCATTTCAGCCTTTTGGTTTAGGCTTATATTGATTATTTGATTACAGGATAGCTCTACAAACGTGTAGGGCTATTTTGTTTATATCAATTACATCAGGTTCATCCTGATAATCTTACTATAATATGTACCCTTTTGCGTATAATTTTTAGATATTAGCGGATATTATACGTTATCGGGTATAATTTTTAGAAAAATTCATGCAGTTAATTCGGGTATTTTCCGAGTTAATGTAGATTATTTTCCACAATAAGCCTTATTCTGTAGATTATTTTCTACTATAGCTGTCGCAAAAGTCTACTATACTTGCGACAAAGATGTTATTAAAGGAATCGAATTCGAGCCCTTTAGATAAATGCATACTTAGTGTAGTTCCTATTCAGCTCAAAGTAAGCTCGCATCATTATAGCATCTGCTATATCGGGAGAAATTCCACCGGTGCGCTGGCTGATAGTATCTTTTGATGTTACTCGCAGCTTTCCTTCCTTATCAGGATCTACTCTCCTAATCAGCTCAAGCTCTTTGCAGATATCCTCCTGCCATTTAATAGGAAAGGTAATCTCATTCTTATCTATCAGCTCGCCTAATCTAAAGTAACAGTCTGCTTTTAGATTCATGTACTGCGTTCCTCTCACAGCTTTACTGCCGTTCATAAATTCTCTGCAGCGTAAACTGTCAACGAGGCCACCGCCTACCCCATCAGCATCGGCAAGCACGTTAGATAGCCTAACTGAATACTGATTCATTAAGCGCTGTATCTCTGCCTTAACTTCATCTTGGCGCTTTTGTCTAAGAACTACTATATCTATACAGCTCAATCCTTTCCATACACAAAGCACTGTTCTATCCTTTCCAAGTCGCGCTATATCGGCTGTTATGTAACCCTCTCCTACATTCATTGGCTCTCTAAAGCAGCGCATGAGCTCTTCATAAAGGTAAAGTCTATCACTGCTATTATCAAATTCCCAATCACCCTCTAAGAGTCTCTTCCTATCTGCTTCGGGAAGCCTGCTAAGGCTTGTTACATAGGCATCCGGCAAGTGTATATTATCTCCTGGCAAAGCTTGAACAAATGCAAGATGCTCAGGAAGATTCTGATTCTTGTAGGGTAAATAGAATTGGTTGTATATCCATCCCTTTGCAGGATTGCATGTCAGTAATATCTTTGGCTTTAGATTAAACTCGTTTAGCTTGTACCGGATACGTGAGCAAACTACGCTGTATGCCTTCTCACTAATCTCAGTAGCTTCATCTAAAAATACATCTGTGAGCTCTAATCCCCCAAGGTCCTGAAAGTTTGGATCTGATGGATAGAGAAACAAATCGGCTAAGATTATCTCTGAGCCATTGCTGAATTTAATAATGTGAGATTGCTGATTGTAGTTAAAATCCTCTCCTGCCTTAAGGCCAATGTCATTAGCTACCTGAAAAAATGTATTCATGGTAGTCTTTTTAAGAGTATCTAACTTAGCTCTGCCAATAAGTGAGCGTGTACCTGGGTATTTTAAGCGCCTAAGAATCTGCCACATGCAGCCTAACATAGTCTTGCCACCGCCTGCAGCTCCTCCGTAAAGTATAGTCTCTACATTTGAATCTACTGATAAGAATTTAAGTGCCTCGCTTTGCCTGGTTAGTGGCTTAAAGTTGTAGTCTATTTGTCTCTCCATTGCACAAAATTAGGTACAATGATGTGAGTATCAACAGGTTTTAAGATTCTTTCTAAATTTAACTCCATTAAGTAAGCGCCTAATGGCTTAGGAGGCCTCATGCGTTCAACGTGAAAGCCCATAAATCCTTCATCATATTCTTCTTTGTATGATGCAGTTCTAATGTGATGCACATATCTCATGTTAATTCTATAGCTATTGCCAGGGCTGTAGCTTAACTCTTCTACCATATCGGCATGGTGATAAAGTTCATGCACGTGGCCAGTCCAAATGCAATCAGCTCCATCTATCATAACACCCATTCGGTTATTCTGAATTACTCCCTTAGTAACTACCCCACCTCCTCCTGATCCATGGTAGTATTTTGTTTTAAATGTGTAATGGCTGCTCTTACCTTTAGCTACTCTATGAATCCACCACCCACCATAGCCACCCACTAATACATTGCTGCCTGCTTCTCTATTCAATCCACTAACAAAGCGCTCTATTAAGTCAGTCTCACAGTTCTTTATTATAGCAGTCTCGTGATTACCATAGCCCACAAATACCATCAGGTGAGCGTATGGCTTAAACCAATCTATAGCAGTGTTCACTAAGGCATCTAAGTAGTTAGCTACATTGTGTTCAGGTCTAATATCATTCTTATTGCGTCGGGGATCATACTTACCCTGCATGCAGCAGAACAAATCTCCATTAACAGCAAAGCTGATGTTTTCAGCTAAGCACTTATCTAAGTGTGCCTTTAATAGCTTTCTATCACAATGGGGATTATCCCAGTGCAGGTCGCTCATTAATAAGAATTTATCAGCGCTTTCGCACGTTGTAATTATGACATTTCTACCCTCTCGAGATGATGTAATCATTTGTGATTATGTTAGATTTTAACTCCTGAAAATTTTTTTTGAATTGGTTATAAGGTACATCTATTACTATTGCATTATCAATGCCCTGCATCAGCGCTAATGTGCGCTCACCTACGTAGTATGTACCATCCTTTCTAAACTCTACCTCTGCCTGGATGCCTACGCATTGGCGAGCATCAAACATAAAAGGAATATCCTCTGCATAAGTAGACTCTAAGCCTATATCTTCTGAGTAATTCCACTGTATAATTGTGCAGCTGCACAGCTCAGGTAACAGCTTGGCGTTTAAATCTATTGGCTCCTTCTTTCTTTTAAATAGATTCATGTTCAAAGGTTAATAAAAAAGCCCAGCGTAGTGCTGAGCTTCTTAAGTTAGTTACTAACACCTATTTGTTAGTGGAAGAAATTGCTATTCTATTGTTTCACCTATAGTAATTTGCTTAGTTTCATACGCGCCTCGGTTATCTAATGGAATAAATCCGCTGCCGTTACCATGTACTACCTTCATAAAATCTACCTCTACCTTAGCGCTGTTCACAATTACTTGTGCTATATCTGCTATAGTCTGAGCTTTATCCATCTCAATATCTCCATCTTTAAGCGCTTCTATTACTTCAAAGAGGTGATTTCTTAAATCCTCAATTTTGTTTCTGGCCATTGTTTATTTGTTTTTTAAGTTTTTTAAGTGTTTTCATTGCAAATCTTAAATCTGCAGGGTATCTAACTATGCTATTTCTTCTCATTACATCAGCATAAGAAAGGCATTCAAGATTATTAAGCTCAGTGTTTAGCTGATTGTTATCCTTAAATATTACTTTATGCTTTGCCGGAACAGGACCATTAGCCTCTTCCCATATTAAGATATGAACTCCTCGCCAAGTTTTAGGCTCTGCTACCTTGCGCTCTAAATATCCATCTTTAGTAATACGCTCACTACCTATAGGCTTATAATTGTGAGGCTTGTTACCTTTTTTAAACATCGTTGGAGCGCACTTATTATAGGTAGATGTAGCTACTTTTTTTCCTTTGTTGGCAGGCTCATGACCTTTAGCGTAACGGTGTATCTTAGAATTTTCTCTTAGCTTAATTGAAGTCTTAGCCATTACCTTCTCATGATGCAGCTTGCTCTTTTTAATGTCAAGAGAATAAGCCTTACCATACACTCCGCTAACAGTCCTATTTAAAGCCTTAGCTACATCTTCAGTAAAGTTATCAGCGTAGTGATTAACCAGGTACTGCATTTCTTCTATAGTCCAATCTTTAGCCATTGTTAATTTGTTTAATAATGTCAATGTAGATTAATCTACTCAGCTCAATCTTTTGCAAGCCATCGAATTCAGCTTGTGCAGATTCGCCTAAGATTACTTTGTTAGATGCCTTGAATTTAGCCTCTA